AGAGGCGGGAGGGGCGAGCACCCCTCCCTAGCACCTAGTCAGAGGTTAGAATGGCAGCCAAACCAAACGCAACCAGAATGACAGGTACTTCTTATATTGTACCCCTCCCGTCCCTAGAAAATCAACATTATTTGAACATAACTGGCTTCGGGAAAGGGCTTTATTTCCCGGAGATATCAGCAGATAGAGGCTGTCGGCGGAGATAGACTCGTGACTATCAGCCGATAAAGAGCCAAGTTTGTAGAGATATCAGGCTAGAGTTGAGCAGGATTACCGAAATCCAAGAGCCAGTAGAGAAGGATATAGAGATGGACGAAGAGAAAGAAACCAAGAAAGTCACGATGAAAGAGAGCGAGCTGGAAAAGCTGGTAGGAGAGAAGGTCGAGAACAAGCTGAGCGCCCTTGCTGACGAGATTAAATCATCTCTCGGCGAATACGGAAAAGCCCAGCTTGACGAACAGTTGAAGGATGCGCTTTCCAAGGTCAAGGTGACTCCTGATCCAGAAATGGATGAGGCAGAGGAAGAGGCTAAAAAGTTCAAGAGCTTCAGCGAATTTCTGATTGCTATCAAAAGGTATCGGAATGGCAGGGGCTTCGATAACAGATTGGCCTATGTTACCCATGACGGGAAAGTCGTTAAAAGCGCTGGTGATGTTGACTCGGTTCTCAAGACAGCTGGCCACATGGTAGAGGGCGACGATGCTCAGGGTGGATTCCTGGTTCCCGAAGTTTATCGGGCTGACCTCCAGGTTTTGGTGGAGTCCAGGCTAAGTGGACGGCTGAAAAAGCTGAGAAAGAAGCGACTAAGCCGGAATTTGGCCAGATGGAACTCACTCCCCACAAACTCGCTGGAATTACCTACACCTCGAATGAACTCCTTGCTGACTCGGCAATCGCCCTTGAGCCTTTAATCAAGCGGCTGTTCGGGTCTGCCTGGGGATATTTTGAGGACAACGCTTTCCTTAACGGGACTGGCGTTGGACAGCCTCTCGGAATCCTGAATTGCGGTGCCCTGAAGACAGTTTTCAGGAACACCGTGAACAGGGTCATGATGGAAGACCTGGCAGAGATGTATGCCAATATGCTTCCCACTTCCCACTCAAGCGCCTATTGGGTTATCAACCCGGGCGTTATCCCTGAGCTTATCGAGTTAGGGACTGGGAATGCTGCGGATGCAAGCGGCAAAAATCTAATCTGGATCAATTCCTCTGGCGGGGCTGCGGAAGCTCCCCCGATGAGGATACTGGGTCGTCCGGTAGTGATTACCGAGAAAGTTCCAGCTTTGGGTACGCAGGGCGATATCGGTTACTTCGACTTCAGGTATTACATCATCTTCGATAGACAGCCTATCACGATTGATGTGAGCACCCACGTCGGATTCACAACTGATGAGACCTGCTGGAGATTCGTGCTTAGGGTCGATGGCCAATGTTGGCCGGGATCAGCGATCACGATCAAGAACGCTGGGGCACCCGTGACATCGATTTCTCCATTCGTGGTTCTCGCGGCCACCACAAGCTAAGGAGCAGAGATGAAGACGGATGAAAGAACAGGCGGATTTTCAAGTCTAGGTGAGTTCCTTGTCAAAGTCCGCAAGGCTTGTCTTGGTACGGGAACACCGGACAGTCGGCTAAAAACAGCCGGACACATGGAAGAACACGACGATAGCCAGGGCGGGTTTCTTGTCCCCGAACAGTGGGCAGATGAGATCCGTCATGTGGCACTTGAGGATGCGATCGTGAGGCCGAGAGCGATAGTTCTCCCGACGAATAGGGACTCTCTGAAGGTACGAGTTCTGGTCGATTCAAACCGGAGCACGGCACTTTTCGGTGGGGTCACCTTTAACTGGATTGGCGAAAGAGACACAAAGGGAACATCGGTCTCTAAGCCAGCGATGGGAGAGATTGAACTCAACCCTCACAAGCTAATCGGTTCGACTTGGGTCTCGAATGAGCTTGAGGATGACTACGGCGATTTCGGGAACTTCATGAAGATAGCATTCGGGAGAGCGTTGCGGTTCATTGAGGATGACAGCTTCATTTGGGGAACAGGGGCAGGGATGCCACAGGGCATAGTCCCGTCAGGGGCGATGATTAGCCTGATAAGAACGGGCAATCTTGCGCTCGACTGGCCCGATATTGCCAATATGGCAGATGTGCTTCTCCCTGACAGCTGGAACCGCGCAGTATGGCTCATCAATCCCGATGCTTTAGGTGAACTTCTCGAGGCTACGGCAGCCGCGGCTAATCAGGCGACAGTTTGGGATGCAAGCAGAAGAACCATCCTTGATCGTCCAGTCATCGTGTCCGAGAAATGTGCCTCATTAGGAAGCCAGGGCGATATTATCCTGGCTGACTTTGGGCACTATGTCATAGCCGACAGGGAGATGTATGTTGCGGCTTCCAGGCACGTTGATTACGGTGGGGGCCATTATGGTTTTGCTACCGATGAGACGTTCTGGAAGATAGTGCTCAGGGTTGACGGACAGCCTTTAATGGCTGGTCCCATTACCCCCTATAGGGGCGCCAACCCATTAAGCGCTTTCGTGACGTTGGGCAATACAAGTTAAACGGAGGAAGAAATGGCTAATGTTCACACATTCGAGTACAACATCAAGCATGATGTGGCTATGGCCTATGCGACCCTGAATAACAGCGCGAATACGCCCACCTACTACAGCATGGCAAATTATGACCTGGCTGTGTTCGTGGTCTTTACCGGAACACTGACAGGTGCGGCTTCTCTTACCGCCCAGATGAGGCAGAGGATCGGCGCAGCCGGAACCGAGGCTAATCTGGGAACGGCGGCTACCATCGTAACTGATGATGCCACAACCGTTCTTCAGGCAAGGGGAGAAGAGCTGACCGTTAACAGCGGTTATACCCACGTTGGTATTCTCTTAACCGAGACTGCCACGGCCAATGCTATTGTGGGGGCGGTTCTCCTAAGACTCAGGGCACGTTACAAACAGGCCACGTTGCCTGCTTGACGTTGAGATAAAGGGGACGGGGCGGCTTCGGTCGCCCTGGCTACCCCCTTTGAAAGGAAAGGAAATGGCGGAAGAAAAGAAAGAATTGCAGGGCATACCGAAAGAGATAGAGGTGCAGGGGATGACGATAGAATGTCCTGCCTGTAAAACAAAGATCGATGTGCAGTTCACGTTGGAGTTGGAGCAGATAATTCCGCAGATCCAAAACATTCTGAAGACGGCAGAACTACCCGCAGAGGCGAAAGAATGAGCGTTGAAGTAGAGGTTGAGATCATTAAAGAGTACCGCGCCTGCTGGAAAGCGGGGACGAGGCGAAAAGTCTCTCCAGAGTTTGCCCATGCCTTAATAGAGGCTGGATTCGCAAAGCAGGTAGAACAGCCGTCGAGGAACAAGATGGTAGGAAGTCCGCCCAAGGAAAAGCGGGCTTACTACGTAGGATGAAAATCTAACAGGAGGAAAACATGGGAAGTTTTTCAGACTATCTGGAAAATGAATTATTGAAGCACGTCTTCAAAGTTGGCGGTGGATATTCCGTGCCAACCAATATCTACATTGCGCTCACCAAAAGCACCATTGAAGATGACGACACTGGTTCCACGCTCCCCACTGAGGTCTCTGGCGGAGCTTATGCCCGCAAGACCTGCAATACCTGGACAACTCCAGCTGCACACACCATCAGCAATTCAGTCGTTGTGCAGTTCGTTCAAGCCACGGCCAACTGGGGAACCGTGACTGATTTTGCGATCGTTGACCATTCATCGACAGGAAAATTGCTCGGCTACGGAAAGCTGACCACGCCGAAGAAGATCGGGACTGACGACACGGCCAAATTCGCCACCAACGACATCGACGTTTCCTTAACATAAGGGGTCGACGATGGGCCTTGATCCCTATATCGTTGTGGGGACTGGCCGAAGCGGTACTAGTACGGTCGCCAGGATTCTGCACGAAAAACTTAACGTCTTCATGGGCGAGAGACTGAAGTCTGCGGACGGATTCAATCCCCAGGGTTATTATGAGGATGAGGAATTCAAGTCTTTAGACATGAGCTTCCATGATGATGGACTTGCGGAAAAGGATTGGCTCCGCGGAGTGCTGAACCTGATTGAAAAGAGAAATGCGATGGGCAAGCGGTGGGGATTTAAACTGCTGCTTGCCCATCTTCTCGGTCAATATCTGGCTTTGTTTGATAACCCGAAAATAATCCGCTGCGTAAGAGACAAGGAACTAGTGCTTAAAAGCCTTATGAGATGCTATGGCATGGACAAGGCGGAGGCGGAGGAGTTCTGGTATATACGAGAGAAGCCATTGGACAGGATTCTTGCAGGCCGGAAACATCTTGTGATTGATTTTGGGGCGGAAAGGCTTGAAGACCAGGAAATCATGAACACCATCATAAGGCGGTTCGGGCGGCCAATTAAAATCTATCTTGCCGTGCTGAATCGCGGTTGGCTGAGGCGGGAGTTTGCCTGGAATACGTTGCCGATGCTCAAGTCCACAGAGGGCATTGAACTCTACTGGGAGAACCCGAACATAACTTGGGCCAATCCCATATCGAGCAACAGGAATTGCATAACTAAGCGGTTTTTGAACAGCGATTGCGACTTCCTGCTCATGATAGATGATGACATAGTGCCTTATTATAACATCCTGGAGTATGTTTATGCGGACAAAGACATTATCGGCTTTCCGGCAAAGGTAAGGCAGAAGGCGGGCGAGTTGAACTGGGTCGCCTACCAGGGCGATGGCAAGGAAGAAGGGTATTACGCTGTGGATTTTGCGGCTATTGACCCTGACATACAGCTATTGAAAGTGGATATTGTTGGGACGGGGGCGATCCTAATCAAGAGGAAGGTCCTTGAGGATTTAAAAGCTCCCTTCCATATCGAGTTCGATGAGGACGGTATATCAAAGTTCGGGACGGATTTCGCATTCTGTAGGAAGGCCAGGGCAGCAGGCTTTGAGGTCTATACCGCACCGCACATGATCTGCGAGCATATAAAACAACTTGGCTTGATTGATATCCAGGGACGTGATGACAGTGATTACAGAGACCATTCACCTGGCAGATATAACATTCCCTGGGGACAATTCGCCATCATGCAAAGAGACTGGCATTTCATGAAGCCCATTATAGAGGAGATAAAGCCGAAGCGGATCCTGGAGTTTGGGGCGGGGTTATCGAGTTGCCTGATGTCTGAGATGGCGGAGGTTGTGAGCTACGAGATGGATGAAGAGTACGCAAAAGAGATAAAGGAAAAGGCTGGCGATAACCCGCTTGAGATAAAGATTTGGGATGGTGAGGAAATAGAGGATGATTTAGGTGGCTTCGACCTTGCGTTCGTGGATGGACCGCAGGGGGTGGTGACGGGTGGCACTGGACGGCAACACTCGATACGGATAGCCTCTGAAGTTGCGGACAGGATTATCGTCCACGATGCGGGCCGTCGGGATGAAATGCAGTGGCAGGAGAAGTATCTCAGGGGCAAATTCAAGCTTGAGCGACGGAGCGGCTATTATCAGACCGCTTGTCATTACTGGGTAAAGAAACCGTCGGTGGAGAAAAAAACATGATAGAAGATAATCCGCAATCATATAAAGTTCTTTATGGCATGGTTACATCACTTATTAATCAGATTAAAGGATTTCAAACAGAATTTATTAAAATCAAGCGAGATATGAACGAAGAGATAGAAAAACAACTCAATGCTCGGCTAGGTGACCATATAAAGCAAGTCGAGGGGGCGTTGACCGAAGTGATTCTTCAAAAGAAAATCCTTTTCGACAAAGGACTTATCACCAGGGAAGAATTGACTGGGAAATATGAGGAATTAAGGAGAAAGAAAGATGGCCGTTGATAGATATGTTGATAAGGTATTGGGTAGCGACGGGGGAACTGGTGAAATAGGCGACCCTTGGGAGACAATAAATAAGGTTCAAACGACCCTGACGGGCGACCAGTCTGATTCAACCGTTAATTTAAAGCGTGGCGATGGGCAAATCTGGCGAGAAACATATTATGTTGCTGGCTATGGAACATCGGGACATCCATTTGTGCATACTTCTTATGGTTCGGGTGATTTGCCGAAAATCTATGGCTCTGCTAAGGTTTCAACATGGGAATATTATGACACTAATAAATATCGTGCTTCTTATGCCTCTAGCCCAGACCTTGTATTTTTCATTAATGCCGATGATTCTATTAAATGGGGAAACGAAGTTGCCAACATAGGCTCTTTAGTTTCAGAATATGATTGGGTTTGGGATTCTAATTATTTGTACTGCTTTGCGGCAACTGACCCAGATGATAGATATAATTCCATTGAAGCCACGGTTAGAAATATATGTATTAGCATTGATACTTTAGATTATATTGATTTTGAACATTTGGATGTAGCTTTTTCCGTAACACATGGTTTTTGGTCTTTAAAAAGCGATTATATAACGATAGACAGCAACATTGTTCATCACGTGGGAATTAAAAACGCTTCTGAAGCAGAGGGGATATTATTAGAAAAAACATATTACAATCTTGCCTCAAATAATACTGTGCATGATGTTGGAAATCACGGCATCATGGTTGTAGCTTGCAATAGTATTGCAGGTGGTCAAAATACTGTTGAATATAATGAGATTTATGATTGTTACCACAGTGGGATTGATGCACAGTGTTTAAGCGGGGATTTGGATGACACAATTATTAGATATAATCTCTGGTATCTTACACCTGAATATGATACCAGTTATGAAACCGCTGGCATCCATACCGAGGCCCAGAGCGGATATACTATTGATAATACAGAAATTTACTACAATGTCTTATATAATATTGGAGAGCATGGAATTCATATTGGGGCTAGGTCAGCTGGGGTTAATATCTATAATAATGTAATATGCGGTACTCTTTCGGGAATTGCATCAAGCGATGGAATAGACATTGCCTCATCTACATCTTCAAATATAAATATTAAAAACAATATTGTTGTTGATATTTTAACTAATTGTTTCCTGGTAGAATCCTCTTCGCCAATATCGTCATGTGATTATAATTGTTGGTATAATTCTGTTTCAGTCAATAATTATGTTTACGTGGTTGGTGTTGGCACATATGGCGTGGGCGATTTTGATGATTATAAAACTGATACAGGGTTTGACATTCACGGAGTTTGGGAAGATCCGAAATTTATAGATAAAACAAACCATAATTTTCAATTACAAATAATATCTCCATGCCTTAATGCGGGAATAAATGTTGGTTTAACTCAAGATTATATAGGAAATACTGTTCCACTTGGTTCTGGGGTAGACATGGGAGCTTATGAAATGGGGGGCGTTGCTTCTGACTACCTTGAGAACGCCTTCCTCAAGCACGTTTTCAAAGTAGCCCAAATGAGCGTTCCTGGAAACCTTTATGTTGCTCTTTGTAAATCGACCGTTGAGGATGATGATACGGGTTCGACCCTTCCATCTGAAGTATCTGGCGGGGGATATGCAAGGAAGAGATGTAACACCTGGACAACCCCTTCGGCAAATACATTATCTAATAATATCGGGTTGAGCTTTGGGGATGCTTCGGCCCCCTGGGGGACGATAACTGATTATGCGATTTGTGACCATTCCACGACGGGGAATATGTTAATTTGTGGAAAATTTAGCCCGCCAAGACATATTGGAACGGGAGATGGTTTTCATGTTGCAACAAATGATTTAGATGTCATGATGGAATAAGAGATAAATGGCCGCCGACATTCTTTTTGAAAGCTTTGAAGAAACGAAGCCTACAAATAATGGTTATGATAATTCGGGGTGGGCCGAACAGATAGGTTCTGGTTCTACCGTAGATTCAGATAATACCGATGTT